CTGTAATACTATCTGGTGCATTGTCGCTTATGACATTGATGCCGAGGTATTACACAGTTTCGGCCCCAAAGAAATAGATGAGGGGCTGGAGCTGCTGACTCAGGCAGACAAGCTGATAGGTCATAACATACTTTCATTTGACATTCCTACTGTCCGAAGATTAACGGGAGTTGGTCTGTATGATAAAAAGATTGTTGATACTCTGGTTCTTTCAAGACTGTTTAATCCTATCAGAGAAGGTGGACATGGTCTGGAGGCTTGGGGCTACAGGTTGAAGTACAATAAGATTGACTTCCATGACTACAACAAGTTTTCAAGTGAAATGCTTGAGTACTGTGAGCGAGATGTACTACTCAATGCTAAGGTCTATCTTGAACTGCGCAAAGAAGCCAAGGGTTTTTCGGGGCAGAGCATCAAGCTAGAACACGACTGCTACAGGCTGCTAGATGAACAGCGTATCAACGGCTTTATGTTTGATACCGCCCATGCTTATGGTCTGGTATCGCGGCTCAAGTCAAGATTATCTGAAGTTGTAGATCAGGTGCATCAGGAGTTCAAGCCCAAGGTAGAAAAGTGTCGGCTGTATGCAAGAGATACCAAGACGGGTGTGCCATCTAAAATGGCAGACACAGATTCAGGTAAGCGTGTTCGTATGACTGATGCGGAGTATAAGATTGCGTGTGTTGATGGGTTCGTTGACCGACACATTGAAACAGAATTTAATCTTGGCTCACGCAAACAGATCGGGGAATACCTTCAAGAGTTTGGTTGGAAGCCTACTAAGTTTACCCCGACAGGTCAGCCAATAGTTGATGAGGGTACACTCATGGAGATTGACAGCATCCCTCAAGCACAGCTTATTGCAGAGTATCTGCTACTCCAAAAGCGTCTGGCTCAAATCAAATCTTGGTTTAAGTTCTCATGCGAGGACGGCAGGGTACATGGATATGTAAATTCAAATGGAACTATCACAGGGCGTATGACTCATCGTGATCCCAACATGGCTCAAGTACCAAGTACTCGTGCGCCATATGGAAAAGATTGCAGAAAATGCTGGCATGTACCTACTGGTTACAAACTGGTAGGTATTGATGCCAGTGGTTTGGAACTGCGCATGTTAGCCCATTACATGAATGACGAGGCATTCACAAATGAAATACTCAATGGAGACATCCACACCGCTAATCAAAAACTTGCAGGACTTGAATCAAGAGATCAGGCAAAAACTTTCATCTATGCACTTATATACGGAGCAGGAAATGAAAAGCTTGGACAAGTGGTTGGAGGAAACAAAAGTCACGGTAAACGCCTTAGAGAATCTTTCCTTAATAATCTCCCAGCATTTGCTGCTCTTGCAAAACGAGTTGAAAGAGCGTCAGCAAAAGGCTACGTCCGGGGATTAGATGGGCGTAAGATTTTTATTAGATCATCACATGCTGCCTTGAACTCACTGCTTCAAGGTGCAGGTGCAATCGTGATGAAGAAAGCTTTGGTTCTATTTGATGACAAGCTAAAGTCAAACAATCTAAATGCCAAGATTGTAGCTAACATCCACGATGAGTGGCAGGTTGAAGCTCTGGCGCAGGACGCTGAACTGGTTGGTGAACTTGGTATTGATGCTATTGTAGAAGCAGGTGTTGCATTAGAACTAAACTGCCCACTTGATGGTGAATACAATGTAGGAGATGATTGGAGTGAAACACACTAGGGGATAGTCATGCCTTATCTAGTTGAGTGCGAAAACTGTAACGAAGACTTGAAGATACAACATCTTCATTGGGAAGAACTTGTCTGTGCTGAGTGTGGCGATACAATCAAAAACACTCTACCTGAAATGTATCGTGATTATATTAATCTACAGTACAAGGATGGTATCTGGTATTACACTGGTAATGCATCCGGGAGAAGCACACTAGAAGCGCATTTAAAAAAGAACAAGAAACGTATGTATGTAGGCGGTAAGTATGTACCTGTTAGTGATGCTACTCATGCCCCCGGCAGATTTAAAAACTACAATGACGTAGTATTTAAAGAGTATTACAAGAGTAAAGATATAAAAGAAGGGAATGTTTATTTGATATCCAACCCGGCTTGGGCTGGCTGGTTGAAAGTTGGGAGGGCTATGTCAGTGTCTGATAGATTGAACGCTTTCCAAACTGGTTCACCCTACAGAGACTACAAGGTTGAGTATGCAATAGCCGTTGAAGATTCTCCCCACATAGAAAAGCTTTTACATAAAGAATTAAAAAAGAAGTACCGTTCCAAGTATGAATGGTTTAAACTGGATGTTTCCGATGCACTAAACATCCTCAACGAGGTAATTGATAATGTCGAAAACAATTGATACGTTAATAGAAGATATATACGCATCGCTAGAACCACTAACGAATGGTGAGGCTATTGATGTATCTGATGACCTCATTGAGGAATTTGGTGAGGCAATGAAACAAGCCTTCATAGGATGGGCTAGACCTACCCCAAGGGATTCTAACTTTAATCTTAGGATGTCTAATATTGGTAAGCCTTTGAGAAGACTTTGGTACGACTCCCGGGCCGAAGGTAAGGATGGTGATCTGTCACCAAGCTTGATGATCAAGTTCCTGTACGGGCATCTGCTTGAAGAACTAGTTCTACTACTGGTTAAGATTTCAGGGCATGAGGTAACAAGTCAACAGAAAGAAATAGCCGTTGACAGTATTGCAGGACATATGGACTGCAAGATAGATGGTGAAGTAGTTGACGTTAAGACTGCGTCCAGCTTTGCATTCAGCAAGTTTAAGTACGGCACACTGGCAGAGAACGATCCCTTTGGATACCTGAGTCAGCTTGCAGGATACGAAGCTGCTGAAGGTACAAACTCTGGTGGGTTCTTAGTTATTAATAAAGAAAGCGGTGAACTCTGTATGTTTGTCCCAGAAGATTTGGACAAGCCAAACATCAAAGACAGGATCAGCGTAGTTAAAGATGTGATTGCTACAGACTCCCCACCTGAAAGATGCTACCCCATTGAAGCAGATGGTGCGAAGGGTAACGAAAAGATTTCTAAAAACTGCTCCTACTGTAGCTACAAGTACGACTGCTATGCAGATGCCAATGACGGTCAGGGTCTGCGCACATTTAAATATGCCAAGGGCTTGGTGCATTTGACCAAGGTTGTTGTTCCCCCGAACGTAGAGGAAGTACTGTGAACGGTAAACAGGCTAAACGAATCAGAAGACGGGCCAAAGAAATGCTAGTTGATTGGTTGCGTGAACAGGTTGAAAAGAAAGACCAGCACAAGATAACAGTTGATAATATTTTAAATAGATTATCAGATCAGACTCATTTCTTTCTGCAAGGAAAGATGACACTCGCCCCCTACTCCTACAAGTGGGCAATAAAGCAGATAAAGAAGAATGAGTTCAGCAGTAAATGAAGAGATAATTGAAATTCTTCTAGTTCTTGGATTGGAAATATACAAGCACGAGAAGAATGTTTATCTCAGTGACGACACATTGATGCATCTACATGATCTCATTGAGTTGGAATTAATACACAGAGAAGAGGCTGTAATACATTGATGAAGGCCAAGATACGGAAAGGAATTCGTAAGAAGCGGAGGCAGCGTCCGGTACAGAAAAACGTACCTGCTAACTACGATTCAATATGGGAAGCTAATCTGCATGGGGGTCTCCTGAAAAAATGGAAACACCATAGCAAGATTCTAGACTACACCATCAAGCATAAATATCACCCCGACTTTATCAAGAAGATAGGACGCACCACTTATCTGATTGAGGCCAAGGGTAGGTTCTGGGACTTTGCTGAGTACAGTAAATATATCTGGATCAACAAGTCGCTGCCCCGGGATTATGAATTAGTATTTTTATTTGCCAATCCTGCTGCGCCTATGCCACAGGCTAAACGTAGAAAGGATGGCACAAAGCGGAGCCACGCAGAGTGGGCAGAAGCTAATGGATTCACATGGTACAGTGAGTACACTCTTCCCGATGAGTGGGTAGATATGGAATATCGTAAGAGTGAGGGTTTTATTAACGAGTATTTTGATGAAAATAAGGAGACTGAATAATGTCTATTGATGATGCCACACCAGAAGAATGGTATGAAGTTGGCAAGAAACTTAGAGAAGAATCTAGGATAGATGCTGTTAACTCCCCTAAACATTACAATCAGGGTGGGATTGAATGCATTGATGCGATTGAAGCTATGCTTACGCCCGAAGAGTTTATAGGCTACTGCCGGGGCAACAGCATGAAGTATCGTTGGAGATTCAGGCACAAGAATGGTGTAGAAGATTTACGCAAAGCAGAGTGGTACGAAAAACGTATGATGTCTGTGATTATAAAGAAAGGAATTAAATAATGACTGACAAACTAGGAGTGCAGGAGTATTTAGGTCTCAAGATTGATTACGACAAAGAGTCCGCACTGGATGCATTTGCAATTGAAACATTAAAAGATAGATATTTTTGGGAGGGAGAAGATCATGCTCAAGAGGCTTTTGCTAGGGCTGCTATATATGGGGCAACTTATAAAGGGGTTACTGATTTCGCTCTTGCACAGCGACTTTATACCTATGCTAGTAACCTGTGGTTTATGTTTAGCACTCCTATCCTTAGTAACGGGGGAACTAGCCGTGGCCTACCTATCAGCTGTTTTCTTAATTTTGTTCCTGACTCCCGCCACGGTCTTTCTTCTCATTACGATGAGAACATATGGCTGGCAAGCGCAGGTGGAGGGATCGGTGGTTACTGGGGTGACATTCGGAGTAATGGCGTGGATACAGCTAACGGCAGTAAGTCTACTGGTTCTATCCCATTCATGCATGTCGTAGATAGCCAGATGCTTGCTTTTAACCAAGGGGTTACAAGGCGGGGTAGCTATGCTGCTTACATGGACATTACCCATCCAGAGATTGAAGAGTTTATCGCCATGCGTAAGACAACTGGCGGGGACATCAACAGGAAATGTTTGAACCTTCACAATGCAGTTAACGTAACTAATGAATTCTTGGATGCAGTAGAAGCTGACAGTGAGTGGAGACTGATAGACCCCAAGAGTAACACTGCGGTTAAGACAGTCTCAGCCCGTGACCTGTGGTTTCAGATCATCAACACCCGAGCAGAAACCGGGGAGCCTTATGTTGTTAACATTGATACCTGTAATGCAGCCCTACCTAAGCAGCAGCAAGACCTTGGACTGAAGATAAATCAAAGTAATCTTTGCTCAGAGATTACACTGGCTACTAGCGAGGAGCGTACTGCTGTTTGCTGTCTGTCCAGTGTAAACCTTGAACACTTTGATGAGTGGGGCAAGGACGACAATTTCATCCCCGATCTGATTACCATGCTTGACAATATCCTTGAGCATTTTATTTCAGATATTGTAGACACTAGTCATCTTGGAGGTTACACAGCTAACTTCAAGCGGTTCAAGGGATACGTTAAAGAGGGTAAGGAGGGCTACACAAAGGCGGCTTATTCAGCCTACAGGGAGCGTTCTGTGGGCCTAGGAGCGATGGGATTCCACTCCTATCTCCAGAGTCATGGTATCGCTTTTGAAAGCATGTACGCCACTGCATTCAACCACAGGGCGTTTAACTACATAAAGACTAGGGCGGTTGAAGCCACAGAGCAGCTGGCTGTGGACAGGGGTGAAGCCCCCGACATAAGTGGTAGCAACAGGCGCAACGCACACCTACTGGCGGTAGCACCTAACGCCTCTAGTTCAATTATATGTGGCGGTACAAGCCCATCTATTGAACCTTTTCGGGCAAATGTGTTCACACATAAGACGCTATCGGGAAGCTTTAAGGTTAAGAATAAATACTTAGACGATTTAATTTATGAAATGTTCCCCGGCAGCCAGAAGAAACGTGATGATCTCTGGAAGGATATTGCTGCCCATGAGGGATCAATACAGCATCTGGATGTATTCTCTGAG